GATGGGCTTATAATGGACGCCAAGCGATGCTTCTGTTAGAAGCGACTCGCAATATTGAAGCATCCTGAGCTCAACATTGGGATCTTTCTGCATGAAACCAATGGCTTGGTCAACTTTGAGAAAGTAATCTAACACAAAGCTGAAAGGTAAAGCATTCCAAACCACCCGCGCGTTCAAATCTAGCCCATACATTCGCTTTATGGCATCCCATTCTGTCCTCATAGAATAATTATAATTATAGGACATAGTGGCGACATAAGTAGTCGAGGTATGACTCCCTTTGTACATAACACCCCATTGGAATGGGGTACCAAAGGAAGTCTGTTCGTCGATCAATTCAGTATAATGGGAGTTTTGTATATTTTTCCCACGATCGAAGAACTCCTGCTGCGCATTTTTCACGAGCGTTTGTAATTGTTCCGCGAAGGTAACACAGTCGCGGATGAGAGGATCTATCGCAAATACTTTCGTAAGATAGGCCTCTGCTAGACTTTTACTACCGGTGTTCACGAAACGAAGAACAGCTTCAGATGTTGAACCCGAAGCGACCTTCATTTCTGCAGCTTTAATTTTCGATTTCATTGACTTCACCCGCTTACCAAGTTCACTGAACTTGATACGGCAGATGTGTCTGGCAATGTCCTTAAAATCCTTTAATTCATATAGGAAATTAAGGGCATCAAATTCGCCTTGAAATCGTGGCTGCATTGACCACCACGCACGGCGCCTAGCGTCTTCCAAGTCCTGCCATAATACGGCAGGTGATTGAAGCGTCAGGTTATTAGGGGTAAACCCCGCGGGTTGGGCAAACCTGCCGTATGGCAGGCAATACCAACCTACGCCCGATGGAATTATTAAACTCACCGGGTAACACAAACCTTGGAGCTTCAGATTCGAACACGCATTAAATCGCGGTTTCGAATTCTCGGTTGACGAGAACACTTGGCTAGCGGTATACTCGGAGACTGCGGTGCGGACAGTAGCTCTTCGCTCCCGTCCGTATGCGTAATTATGCGCAATATTATCCCAACCTCCGTTTACCATTAGGGTCCAACTACTCCTATAAAAGGAGAGGTTGTACCACAATTTGTCACCAGTGTCCCCCCATGTGAATGGGAGCGGGCGCTGTTTCTGCATTACTACGTACCTCCTCTGAGATATGGTAACTGGTCGGCGTGGGGACTATCC